GACATGAATTTTAACTTTAGTACAAAAGGTTTAGCAATAGGTACAACAACTGATGTGAACAATTCATTGTTTGATAATACAGGAATTAAAGTATTCAATTATGAAAAACTAACAGCTATTTTCAATTATAAAGGTTCTGGGATCGAAAAACTAATAGTTACAAGTTCTTCACAAATAGGATATTTTAAAACAGAAAAGTCAACAAAGACTTATTTATTAGATGGAACTCAAGTAACTAAAAAAGCAAATAAGCACTTCTTCTTAAAAGAATTGATTGAAGATTTAGAGGATTTGGAGGGATAATATGGCAACTTTTAATGTAACAACAAGTAACAAATATATAAGCGGATATGTTGAATACAATGAAACGTTTAACGAAGATTATATATCAACAAACAAATCCACATTAACCGCAACTTTGTATTTGCACAGAACAAACAATTATAGTGGGTCTCCTACATCAAGTTCAAACTGTACTTTGACATTTGTAATAGATGGTACTACTTATTCTATGAACGTAGGAACAAAGACTATACCAAATGATAAATCTTATGTAAATATTGGCTCAGCAAGTAAAGAAATAACTCACAACAACGATGGTAGTTATTCTACATCAATTAGTGTTAGTTATAACATGCCTTATTCTAATTTATCGATTTCTAATCAAAATAGTGGAACAATATATTTAACGACAATTCCTAGAGCAAGTAGCATAGCTTGTAGTAGTCCATATATTGGAGACAATGCGATTATTAGTATTGATAAAAAATCTTCTTCATTTACTCATACATTAACTTACAAAATAGGCACTTTAACAGGCACTATTGCTACAAAGACAAGTTCTACAACATTACAACTAAATACAAGTGAAATATCAGATCAAATATATACGTTAATACCTAATGATAAAGAAGTACAAGGTACTATTTATTGCACTACTTATAGTGGTGACACTCAAATAGGGGATACAAAGTCTACCACATTTCATTTATATGCTAAAGAAAGTGCTTGTAAGCCCGATGTTAGTGCAACTATAGTAGATACAAATACAAGTGTTACAGATATAACAGATAAATTCATCAAGTATATATCTAAACCAAAAGTAACAATAAATGCTACTGCTAAAAATAGTGCAACGATAGCAAATTATTCTATTAATTTAAATGATGGACAAAACTCAAACTTACAAGAAAACACATTTGATACGATAGGTTCAAATAAAATAACCGTAAATGTAACTGATAGCAGAGGATATAAAGCATATGAAAATGGATTTGATTACGAATTGGATATGGTTGACTACATCAAACTACACGTTAATAAGTTTTTAACAACTAGACCCGAAGGAACATCTAATGAAGTTATCATAAATTTAGCGGGTGTATGGTACAATGGAAATTTTAGTACTACAAAACCAAATACATTATCAGCAAGTTATCAATATAAAAATGCAAATGATGCGGAATGGACTACTGGTGGAAGTCTAACATTATCTATTGCAGGAAATACATTTAAGATAGAAAATTTATCTTTGGGAACTATTTTTGATTACAATGAAGAATATGTATTCAAATTTAGTATCAGTGATTTACTTATGACAATAACTGAAACAATGCAAGTTCCAAAAGGGCAAGAAGTATGGTGGGAAAGTGAAGACGGAATAGGAGTAAACGGAAATATTTGGTTGAATGATTTAATGGTGTTAGGTTTTGTGCAAGATGGAACTTACACCGAATAAGAAAAGAAAGGAACGTGATAAAAAAATGATGAATGGCTCGCAAAGGCTTGAAGTACTACACACACACACACACACACACACACACACACAATCTTACCGAAAGGCAGGTGTGCAGGAATTTAATAATAAATATGCTACAAAGGAGGAAAAGTGGAGATTTAGATTTCACTTTTTTAATGGAGGCAAATAATGGCTAGTTTCTTTGGTAAGTTTAAAGATAAGATTGGAAATATCTTTTATCCAACTCCATATTTGCCGATTGGCTTCGTTTACATATCAGTAAATAACATAAACCCAGGAACAATTTTTGGTGGCACTTGGGAGCAAATTAAAGATAGGTTCTTGCTAAGTGCAGGTAGTACATACACGGCTGGCTCAACGGGCGGTGAAGCAACACATACATTAACTGCTAATGAAATGCCTATTCATACTCATACTGAGGCATTACCAGATACTTGGAATATAAAATATACTAAAGGTACTGTTAATGGTTATGTATCAGACAGTACTAATGGTGCTTATGCGGGGCAACCATATAGCAGTAATTATGCAACAGGCTCAGCAGGTGGGGGAGCGGCACACAACAATATGCCACCATATTTAACAGTATATATGTGGAAACGAGTTAAATAGCAATTTATTATTAAATGTAATTATGACTACATTTAAAAAATTTAAAAGCAACAATTTTAGAATTGAAAGTAATACAATTTGTCATCATGATAAAAATTTAGAAAGTTATTTGGATAATATATCAAATGTTGTAAAAGAAACTATATTAAATGGATATGGAAATAGACCAAGCACTCAAAACGAATGGGTACAAACAACCCTTAATAAAAATCCATTAGATTATGATTTCTTATATGTAACAGTTGAGAATTCTGGTTCTTTAAACGAAAATATAACAGTAACTCTTGTAAAACAAGATAATCAATTTAATAGTATGACGGGTTTACTTTACGTGTATGACAATTACAGAGCAACATTTCAATTATCCGTTGATGAAAACTCAATATCCATTCTGGTCAAAGATATTGCTGGATGGCCAGTTAGCAATATTTGCATACTGAATATTGTTGGGGTAAAAATAACAAATCAAAATTAGAAAGGAAAAACAAATGGAAAAAATAACAAATAAAATAAAATTATTAATTACTTGGGGCGGTTGGATAATTGCAATAGTGGTATTTCTTTGGACAGTTTTTGGAATTTATTACAAATTTAATGAAAACTTAAAGACTATCCAAAAATCAACATTGAGAAACACTATATGGAATGAACTTATTCCTATGCATGATAGACTGGAAAGTTGCGATAGTTATTTAAAATTAGGTTACAACAGTGAAACTAAAAAATATTGTAATGAATTATTAAAAAAGTAGGTGAAATTAAATGAAAATTATAGATAATGAAATTCGTATTAATCGTGGTGACAGATTATTAATAGAATTTTCTATTGATAACGGAGAAGATAAATATACATTTAAAGGTGGAGATGTTATTAAATTTTCTATTTATAGAAAGAAAGAATTGAACAAGTCGCCAGTTTTGCAAAAACAATTTACACCAACAGTAGGTTCTACTAGTGTGGATATAGATATATCTGGTGAAGATATGAAAATCGGCGAAATGGAGAATAAGTCAATCGAATACTGGTATGAAATTGAGTTAAATGGTGAGGAAACGATTATTGGTTATGATGATACTGGTGCGAAAAAGTTAATTCTTTATCCTGAAGGTGCAGACTTATGATAAAAGAAAAGAAAAAGCTTACTGGTAATTTAAATGTTAAGCAATCACTAAGTGGTTCACTTAGCAATTCAGTTGTATATGTAAATCCGATAACCCAAGAAAAAGAAGCCACACCTACTAAACAGGTACAAGAAATAGTACCTGATTCTGGATTTACTGGTTTATCAAAAGTAATAGTTAATCCATATACAATAGTAGTAGACAGTAAAAAGATAACAAAAAATGGTAAATATAAATCAAGTGATGATAATTTAGATGGATATAGTGAAGTAGAAGTTGAAACCAGCGGTGTTGATATCAATGATTATTATGTAACCGATGGAAGCGTAAGTGGAGGCACCATATCTCAATACATTAAAAAAATACCACCAATAGATACAAGTAATGTTACTACTATGAGCAATATGTTTCGTGATTGTACAAAATTAATTTCAATACCACCAATAGATACAAGTAAGGTTGTTTATATGAGCACTATGTTTTATAATTGTGTTTCACTTACAACAATACCACCAATAGATACAAGTAATGTTACTGGTATGACTCAAATGTTTCTTTATTGTAATGTACTTACAACAATACCACAGCTGGATTTATCCAAAGTAACTAATGTGTTGCAAATGTTTCTTACATGTTACGCATTAACAACATTAGGCGGTTTTCAAAACTTAGGGATGGCCTATGACACAAATCAAAATGCTAATTATAATTATTATACACTAGCTTTATCTGATAGTACAAAATTAACGCATGACAGTTTAATGAATGTAATAAATAATTTATATGATATAGCTACGAAAGGGTGTAATGCTCAACAATTAATTTTAGGCTCTACTAATTTAGCTAAATTAACCGCAGAAGAAATAGCAATTGCAACCAATAAAGGTTGGACTGTTAGTTAGGAGGTGTAATGAATGGAAATAAGAAGATATGGAAATAAGAAAGTATTGATAGCGAATGAAAACAAACATATAAGAAGTATTGAAGATGTGTATAGTGCTGATGATGAAACAGAACACATTCCATACTATACTTCAATTATATTTTTAGCAGATAATTTTGATGATAATAAACTAAATGAATTATATGTAGAAGAAGACATTAGGAGGTGTAATAATGAAAAATAAAACTTATGATAGATTAAAATGGATAGCAATAGTATTTTTACCAGCACTCATAACATTTTTAGGAATTATCTTAAATAGTTTAGAAGTTAAGAATGCTGAAGTTATTCTAACTATAATGACCGCATTTGCGACTTTTCTAGGTACCATTTTAGGTATTTCAAATATCAATTATAAAAAAGGAGTGAAATAAAATGGCATACTTTATTGAGAATGTTAAATTTAGCCCATTTAAGAATGCAAATAGATTAAGAGTAACATCAGGCTATGGTAATAGAACTATAACAATAAATGGAAAAACCGATAGCAATTTTCACAACGGTTTAGATATAAATAATTCCGACCAAAATGAAATATGTGCTTTCGCAGATGGACAAGTAGTTGAACTTGTTAATAATAGAGACGGATATAGTAATACTAAAGGTAACTATGTAATAATTAAACATGATAAAGGCAAATCAATATATCAACATCTTAAATGTGGTAGTGTTTGTGTTAAAGTAGGGGATTTTGTAAAACAAAATCAGATAATAGCCATCAAAGGTAAAACTGGTTATGCAACTGGAGTTCATTTGCATTTTGGTGTAATGATTGGTACTAAGTGGGTAGACCCAACACCTTATGTAAAAGGCGAATGCTTAATAAATGATATCAAGATATCACTACCTAATCCAGTTGAAAGAAATGATAAGGTAGACCAAGTAGAAGTTCTAATAACTAATTTAAGATGTAGAACTCAACCAGTTTTAGATAAAAACAACGTTATAGGTTTTGCTAAAGTAGGATATTATAACTTAATTAACAAAACTAGCGATGAAACTTATATGTGGTATGAGATAGAAAAAGATAAATGGGTTGCTGATAATGGAACATGGTTAAAAATACATACCAAAATCGAGGACACCCCTACAAGCCAAAATAAGCCCACCACAGAGCCAAAAGAAGAAGATAGTACAAATATACCAAGCGAGCCAAAAACGGAAGAAAAGCAAGAAGAAAACAAGACAGAAGAAGAGGAATATGATTATGGTATGAGGCAAGAAGAAAATAATCCACTTCTTTATTTTTTTGACTGGTTATTCAATTTAATTAGAAAAATATTTAAAAAGGTTAGCAAATAATAATGCTAGCCTCTTTT